AAAGACTATGACGATCCAAGGGGACGGCATCACGTTTTGGCATGGTGGAATATCCAAGCAGACGGTGGCTTACCCTGGAGCTGAAATCTTGTTCGACAACGCAGCGCTGACTGGCAACCCTAGCGCCCCGACCCAGGCCACATCGGACAACAGTACCCGCATCGCCACGACGGCCTTCGTCAAGGCTCAAGGATACCTGACCTCGGCCCCTGTCACCTCGGTCGCAGGACGCACGGGAGCCATCACACTATCGAACACCGACATCTCTGGCCTAGGCTCTCTGGCCGTAGTCAATGACGCCCCGTCCAACGGATCGCAGTACGCCCGGAAGAACGCGGCTTGGGATGTGGTCATCCCCGGCGACCGCTACCTGACGACCTCGACGACGAGCCTGACCATCAATAACGCCAACAAGACCCTCACGATCGGCACGGGCCTGTCGTACACGCCGACCCAGAACATTACGATTTCTTACGACGCGTCGAACCATATGCACGGCGAGGTACTGACGTACAACTCTGGCACTGGCGTCCTGACCGTGGACGTTAACCACCACACCGGGTCGGGAACGTACGCCTCTTGGGTGGTCAATGTGGGCGGCGTCACCCCTGCGACCTCCGTAGCCTGGGGAGCCATCACCGGCACGCTCTCGACCCAGACTGACTTACAGTCGGCGCTGGATTTAAAGGCCAACCTAGCCAGCCCCGCCCTGACGGGCAATCCGACTTCAGTAACCCCGGCGACATCTGATAACGATACCAGCATTGCAACAACCGCCTTCGTTAAGGCACAGGGCTACCTTACTACAGCTTCGGCCTCGGCTGACTATCTCTCCAAGGCTGGCAATCTCTCCGGCTTGGCAAACACGGCTACGGCGCGTACTAACATTCAGTTAGGTGCTACAAACACGGTGGCCTTCCGAGCGGTTAACCTGTCAGAAGGCGCGCCTGAAATTGACGACACGCTTTCGACTTTAAATGTAATTACTTCAAGCGGTGGTTATGGAGTTGGCGGAAGCACCGCCTCTTACGTAGACGATGGCAGCGGTTCTGCTATTGTCAGCGAGTCTGGTTCATTCGGTCTAGATAAGAATAATTTTAGTCTGGCCCTCTATCCGACTTACGACAGCAGCAATCCGTCAAGCCCTACGTCTGGCATCGAGTTAAACTATGTCACCGCAACAGGTGTCCTAAGCCTGCGGGCTTATGATAACCCTGGCTCCACCGATTATGTAACCACACTTTCTCCGTTTGGTTTAATTCTTCCTGCTTCTGGCGGATCTATCACCTTCGGGGACGCTACCGTTCAGACTACGGCGGCTTTTAATCCCGACCTGTCGCCCTACGCTCCCCTCGCCAGCCCGACCTTCACGGGAACGCCCACCCTGCCGACTGGCACGATCGCCACGACGCAGTCTCCCGGCGACAACACCACGGCGCTGGCGTCCACGGCTTTCGTCACGGCCTCCAACCCGGACGCCTCGACCACGGTCAAGGGACACGTCGAGTTGGCGACGGATGCGGAACTCATCGCCTCATCCTCGACCACGACCGTCATCACTCCGAAGGACTATCGGCTGGCGGGGCTGACGACGAATGTCTGGGCTCCGGGCGCAAGCGGCCTATCGTCTGGACAGTTAGGAACTGGTGCAAACGCTAGCTCTACTTACACCGCCTTAAATGGCCGTCTGCTCGCCCCTTCTGCCGCTACCGCTGGATACGCCAGCCGTGGGTTTAATCTTTTTTATCCGTCAAACACTACACCAGCTGGTTATAATTTCGGAACCGCAAGCGGTCACTCAATTCGTGCCTTCAATAGTGCTTGGGGTTCGACTGTCGCAGGCGTTAAGATGCGTTCCGTGTTTGGCCGAATGGGTGCCGGTCTTCCAGCCCCTGCCACGCTTGCGGTTCGTGGCTACGGATGGGAATGGAGTTTTTCGACGAAGGTGATGAGCATCATCGCCCACGACGGCACTACCCTAACGACGACTGCGGTTACTTGGGTTCCTGTTGGGTCTCGCACCTACGAAATCATGGCCCTATCCAACGGAGCCGGGACGATTTCGCTTTATGTCGATGGAACGCTTCTCGGGACTTCAAGCGGTGGGCCAACCACCACAAGCAGTGCATCCCAACTCTGGTGGCAGACGGAAATCCAAAACGAAGCCACGGCTGGCGCACAGTTAGATTTCTATTTCCAAAACCCCAAAGTATTTACGACCAATGGCTAAGTATCGCATCACCTCTATGCTCGTCATCGGCGACGGCCAAGCATTACTGCAGGCTGTCTTCCCAGCGTACAACGGCGAGCAGGCTTGGCTCGACCAGTCCGAAATCACCGTCACCTTCGCCACCCCGCAGACCCCCGCCGACCTCGGCCCCCTCGTCAAAGTCGAACTCCTCCCGAACCCATGATTACCCTGCTCCTCATCGTCGTCGCCTTCGCTGGCGGCTTCTACGCTGGCATCAAGAACGCTAACTCGTCCAAGGTCGAGAAGGCCAAGTCCATCATCGACCAGCTAAAGGGGAAGTAAGCCGTGCGCTCGCTCCTGGTCATCGCTCTCTGCCTGACCGGGTGCAGCACGTCCTCGACTGACCCGCTGCCGAAACAGCCGGACGCCCCGACCTCTCAGGCCGTCGTCACGACCCTAGGCAAAGACCTCGACAAGACGGATCACCGCGTAGGCGCTGCGCTTGTGGTCATCGAGCGTAACGCTACCTCCCCCAAGGTCGTCGTCGCTGAGTCCCGCCTAGCCCAGTCCTATCTTCCACTCCCCCCGCCTTCGGATATTGAGTTTGCGGTGGCCCGTGCAGCCAAGGGTAGCGAGGTCGACTACGCCAAGCAGATGGCTTTCGGTCGTCAGTTGGCAGCCGCTGTGACGGTGGCGTGGGACCGCCTTGAGAAAGACCAAGCCGAGGCCAAGCGAGTTTCCGGACTGAAGGATGCCCGCATCGTCGAACTGACCGCCGAGGTCGAGCGCGTGAAGCGTGAAGCCTCCGACAACATCTGGACGCTCGCAGGCGTAGGCATAGCCGCCATCGGTGCCATCGCCACGGCCTTTGCCGGCCCCAAGGTAGGCATCCCCCTGCTCCTCTCCGGCGCCGCCATCGGTGCCTTCCCCTTCGTCGTCGACTCTGAGTACTTCTCCTACATCGCCGGCGGGACTCTAGCCTTGGCCGCTGGCCTTGGCATCTATTGGCTTTGGGACCGAGTACGCGACAGCGCCAACGCCCCCTATGAGCCGCCGCAAAAGTAAAGTGAAGGTCGTCTGGCGTAAACTCGGCAAGGAGAAGGCATGGGGTCAGGCCACGATCGGCGAGAACCTCATCGAGATAGACCCGCGTCTCGGCGCTAAGCGTCAGCTCGAAGTGCTCTGCCATGAGCAGGGACACCTAACCTTCCCGGACAAACCCGAGGCCGAGATTGACCGACTAGGCAAAGACCTCGCCGCTCTCCTCTGGGCTCAGAACTACCGCAAGGTGGTCCTCGCCCCTAACGCCAAGCCCCCGCGCATCACATGACCATTTCAGTCGAGACGTTCACGACCGTCGTCGTCCCAGGGATTGCCTCCGTGGCCTACGCCTCCGCTGGCATCGCCTGCTTCTTCGCCCATCGCCCTGCCTTGGCCGTCATGTGGCTTTGCTACGCCATCGCCAACATCTGCCTCCTCTCGACCGTCCTCCGTAAATGAGCCCGCCCCCTCCCATCGACCCCGAGTCCTTCCCGAAGGAACTGAAGGACGGCGTCATCGCGTCCATCCTCGGCGGCCTTGCCATGACGGCTCGCTTGCTCCTCTCGCAGGAGCCGGTCTCCGTGGGCTGGGTCATCCGCCGTGTCCTCGCCGCCGCTATCACCGCGGCCTTGGTCGGTTACGCCATCACGGATCACATCGAAAGCCCGGGCCTCCGTATGGGCGTCGTCGGTGCCGCTGGCTACGCAGCCCCTGAGTGCCTCGATTACCTGATGCGCTACATCAAGAACAAGGGAGACGCCGAGGTCGGCACTGCAAAGAAACCCAATGGCAAAAGCAAAGCCCCTGCCAAAGGAAAGCGGAAGCGCTAACCTGCTCCTCGCGGTTACGCTGCTGACCGTCTTCGCTGGCGTGTCGGCCTTGTCGTCGGCCTACATCTCCGGCTATGTCCTCGACACCCTCCAATCTCGCGACGCCCTGGTTATGATCGTGACGGACGCTGGCATCAAGTCCGACTCGGCCACCGTCGAGCAGGGTCTCTCAGCTGCGACCCTAGCCCTGAAGGCCGTCCGCGACCTTGGGTGGGCCTTGGCCGTAGGGTGCCTAGGGGTAGGGGTGGCGGTCTTCTTACGCTCCCGCCGTCAAAAGGCTTCCTAGGGCAAGCCAGAGGGGTCTAATACCCCTTGACGGACGCACACCTAGGGGCATAGTCAACTCAGTCGGGTAGGGGTACGTTCGTTCATGGCGGGCCCCCACGACCCGAGGGACACGAATTGCCCTGACCCCTTATGGGGTCACAGGGTATTTGCGGAAAGGTGCTTGACCAATGCAATTCAGTCGGGCAAGGTGCTTGTCTTCCACCAATGATTACTAAAACCGACCTGCTCCTGCTCCGTGCCAAGATTGATAGTCTCAACGACGCCCGCGTTGAACTCTCCATTGCCGGCCATCTTACCAACAACCAGGAGATTGACCTGCTCGACACGGTCGACGCCCTTGAGGATCGCTTCATTGCGCTCACTAACTCGCTGAACGCCTAACCTATGAAACTCCTCCTCGCCCTCCTCGCTGGCCTTGCGCTGGCCCTGTACGTCCTCGCATTGGCCGATGGCCCTGACCTGCTGGACATCATCAACCGTTTCTAATTTCCCACCATGCCCAACGCCCAACACCCCTACACCGAGACGCTGACCTTCGCTGGTCGCGTCCTCACCCTCAAGCGCCCAATGGCCGAGTACGCCGCTCGACGCCTTCAGGCCATCCTCCCGCAGATCGCCGCGCTCAACGCCGCCGGCAAGTCTCAGGCCGATGCCGCCGCCGCGCTCGAAACCACCGTCACCACTCTGCGTCACTGGCTCGACATCACCGGCACGACTTGGGTCAACCTCAAGCGCCGTGGCCCTTACTCCCGCTAATGCCTGACCCTCTCGCCCACTCCACCGACATGATCACAACCATCCGACCAAACAAGATGCCCACCTTCTGGTGGCTCGTCCCCTGGGCCTACGCCCGCACCCTGCACATGAGCGCCAACGCCATGAAGGCTTACGCTGACCGCCTCGAGGATATGCTCGACCTCCAGAGTCGCACCATCGCCAAACAGGCTGCCGACATCAAACTGCTACAGGCCCGCGTCCGCGATCAGGACGACGCCATCATCAAGGGCACGGCCATCACCCCCGACGCTTATCCCCATGACTGACTTCCGCCACCTCGACGGTATGCGTAACCTCATCCTCGAAATCTACGAGGTCAACGAGCGCATCATGACCGGGGACATCTGCTCGGCCAAGTCGGCCATCGCGTCGACCAACGTTAAGAAGATACTTAATCACTACCATGAAGCCCTGCACGAGGACGGCGCCGTGAAGGTATCGCTTCAGGCATACGTCGCGGCTGGTGGCTGGGTCGGCATCCAATACTCCTACGAGCTCGACGGCTTCGAGGTCGCCGGATCACAAGTCCCGAGACGCGTATGATCGGCGAACTAGCATTTCGGTATGTGATTCTTAGCGTTCTTGGGGTTATGTGCGCCTTGCTTTGGCTAGTTGTCGACCGCCTTGATTTGATTATTAAATGCCTAAAGCCGTGACCCGCCCCTTCTCCATCGTCGCCCTGTTCCTCCTCGGCTTTAACTCAGCTGCGGCCTCCGACGCCACCTTCCTTGAGGCCATCGCTCAGGTCGAGTCAGGCCAGAACCGCAAGGCCATCGGCAAGGCTGGTGAGCGTGGGATGTATCAGGTAGGCAAGGCCGCGTGGAACGACGCCAACGCCCTGCTCGAGTCGGAGAAGCACTTCCACTATCAGTGGTCGCAGTGGCGCAACGTCACCGCCCAGGACATGATCGCGGCGGCTCACCTCCGCATCCTCCGCCAGCGCTTCAAGGCTGACGGCTACTCGACCCCCACCCCTGAGCAACTGGCCCTGGCTTGGAACCGTGGCTACGAAGGCGCCAAGTCATACGGCTTCGCCCCGAACGACTACGCCTTACGCGTCGGCAATCTTTTCCGCTTGTCCCAGCGTGGGAAGTGACAAGGGTCTTGCCCATGCACTTGCTTGTAGCGATAGACCCCGGTGTGAACGGTGGCATCGTCTGGTCGCTTGACGGTGATCCTGTCGAGTGCGCTAAGATGCCCGGTTCCGATGTCGAGGTCTGCCAACTCCTCGCCGACCTCAGCTGCAAGGCTAAGGACGTTAGCCTCTACCTCGAAGAACCCCCGCTCTTCGCCGGCAAGAACATCCCTGGCTCCGCCATCGGCAAACTCATGTGGAACACGGGCGTCCTCTACGGCGCCGCCGTCGCTATGGGCTGGAAGATTCACCGCATCCGTCCGGCCATCTGGCAGAAGACGCACACCTGCGGCACCAAGGGTGAACTGACCACCACTCAGTGGAAGAACAAACTGAAGGCCCGCGCTGCCGAACTGTTTCCGACCCTCGACGTCACCCTCTGGAACGCCGACGCCCTCCTCATCTTCGACTCCGCCTCCCGCGGCGTCATCAACTGAGTTAACATAACTCAGCCTAACCCTCACTTTTGTAAACTCTCACCTATGAAGAAAGACACCAAACTCCCGACCGAGTATCGCATTATCGCCGACTCGTCATACATCGTATTACCCGATCAGAAGGTCGCCCGCCTCCTGACCCCGACCGTCCGCAATGGCGTGACGTACTACAACCTCTTCGTCCCCGACTACACCCGGATGTCCCTGGCTGACATCGAGGCCACCATCAAGGCCGGTGAAGTCACCAAGTCCACCGAAGCCAAATAATCTCCCACCATGAGCACCACGCCCAAATCCCCCACCTCTGACCTAGTCGCCGCTCTCGCTGAGCTCGACAATGTCAAAGCCAACAAAGTAAACCCCGGCTTCAAGAACCGCTACGTCTCCCTCGACGCGCTGCTTGACGCCATCAAGCCCGTGCTCCTGAAGCACAACCTGGCTCTGATCCAGACGCTCGTCAGCGAGGAAGGTAAGGTCGGCATCAACACCGCCTTCCTCCACGCCTCCGGTGAGCGCTTCGACTTCGGTCGCCTGATGGTCAAGGCCGAGGGTCTGGACGCCCAGAAGATTGGCGGCGCCATCACCTACATCCGCCGGCAATCCATACAAACCGCCTGCTCCATTAGTGTCGATTTAGACGACGACGGTGCCGTGGCGGCCTCTGGCTTCCGTTCTGCGGCCTCTTCCGCCCCCGCCCCTACCCTTGGCTCCCGCCCCCTCACAAAATGAGCCACGACCCCATCGAAGCCGCCTTCAAGTCCCTGCATCAGGGCAACCTCCTCGCCGCCGAGAAGGCCAAGCTGCAGAACGTCACCTACGCTGGCAACGAACTCGCCCGCGTCATGGAGGACATCCTCGGCTCCGATCAGATTACCTGCGCCATTTCCCGGGCAGTCATGACCTCAACGGTCGCCAAGTGGAAGCAGGTTAAGACAAGCGAATGAGCACGACCCCCGCTGGCATCGAACGAATCGCCCGCACCGTCAAAGGCCAGTACGCCCTGCTCCTGCTCCTCGATGGTTATCCCTACGTCGAGATGACCGCCCGCAAACATGCCGACTACCTCTCCGACCTTGGCCTCTGGAAGCGCAAGACGCACCCGTCACTTGCCCGGTCACAGGTTCGCTTTTTCACGCTTGCCCCTAACGGAGAGATAAAGGAACTTACTTTCAACCGATGACCAACCGCGACAACATCAAGCGCCTCGTGGAAAATATCACGGGCTCGTTAGCCACCGTTCAGCACATCGCCGGACGTTATGAACAGCACGACGCCGACATCATCACGCTGTCGGATTTGAACCGCTCGGCCATCACTGAGCTACAGGTCTTCACCGATCACATCGAGACGGCTGACGAAGCCGCCCAGGTAAAGCCGCTGCACGACCGCGTGCACGTCCTCGTCGTGCAACTCCGCGTCCTCCGCAATACGCTCGAGGCGATGGAGAACGCTGCCGACGCCGCTCTGGAAGATGTGCGACGCATCTCTGCCAGCGTCGAGGACTCAAGCCCCGAAGACGACGCCCTCTAATTTCCACCAACCCAATAACACCACACCACAATGCGTATCCCACCCGAACCTATCACCCACCGCGTCCTCTATGACGGCATCCAGGCGCTGAACTACTCCGGCTCCAAAGAGCTGCTGAAGTCCCCGGCCCACTACCAAGCCTACCTTAACCAGGAGCGCGAGGAGACCAAGGCCCTGCGTATGGGCTCGCTCATCCACTGCGCCGTGCTCCAGCCTGAACTGCTGAACGAGAAGTTCGTCACGGCCCCCGAGTGCGACCGCCGCACTAAGGACGGCAAGGCCACCTACGAAGCCTTCCAAGCCTCCCTCAAGCCCGGCATGACGGTCGTCAGCGCCGAAGAGTCCTGCGAGTGCCACATCATCGCGTCTGCCGCCAAGCACGCCCTCGAGCGTATGGGCGTTGAGTTTGAAATGACCGAGTTCATGTTCACCACGGATCACTGCGGAGTGCAGCTGAAGTGCGCCATCGACGGCGTGGGCACCGACGGCTACCTCTACGACCTGAAGACCACCGAGGACGCGTCCCCTGCTGGCATCCTCAAGTCCATCCGGGCTTACCGCTACAACCTCCAAGCCTACTTCTACCGCCTGTGCTTCGAGACCGCCTTTGAGCGCCGCGTGCTTGGCTTCCGCTTCCTCTTCGTCGAGAAGGCCCCGCCCTACGCCACGGCATGGGTCGAGATTGGCCCTGAGCTGATGTCCTACGCCTGCTCCGACTTTGAGAAGGCGCTGCAAGCCTACCGCGAGTGCACGACCCTCGGCGAGTGGCCGGCCTACGGTGACGAAGTCCAGGTCATCGACATCAAGGGGCCGTCCGCCTCGACCGCCATCACCTTTGCCTAATACCAACATGACCACCGAAAACAACGACCGCCCCCCGCTCACGTCCATCTCCACCAACGGCACCTACCGCCTGAAGCTCATCAAGCCCAAGTTCGAGAAGGTCAAGGTCTGGGAGGATGGCACCTGCTCCGCCCGCCTCTTCTTCGTCGACGACAAGGGCTTCTGCCTGTCGAAGAACTTCTCGACCAAGTACGGCAAGGCCCTCGCCATGCTCGTCGGCAAGTACTCCGGCAAGTTCACCGAGGAGATCAGGCTGGATGCTACCGCGGCAGAGTACCTGCAATATTTAGAGCCTGCCTGCGGCCAGACCATCCTGGTCGGCGTGGAGGTCGAGGCCAATGGCGAGTACAACGGTCGCCCCCAGTACAAGTACAAGATGACTTACCCCAAGGGCTCCCAGAAGCCGACCGTGCCCGACGCCCTCCCTCCCGAAGGCGTTAACTTCTAAAACCGCCGTGACCTCTGCACCCGCCCCGATGGCCGCCCCTACTCTCGTCCTGATCAGTGGGTTCGCCCGGGCAGGGAAGGACACGCTGGCCTCGGGCCTGCTCGAGTGGTCGACCCGCCCTGCCGAGCACATTAACTTTGCCGACGCGCTGAAGGAAGCCGGTAACCACTTCATGGATTACCTCGGGCTCGACGGCAACTTCATGGCCGAGGACTTCAAGTGCGAAAACCGTGACGCTTTGGTTGCCTTTGGTCGCTTCGCACGGCGCCTCGACAAGGACGTCTTCGCCCGCCACTTCGCTAACTGGTGCCCGGTGATGAAGCACCACGATCAGGTTAGCCCCGAGACCGTGGTCTGCTCCGACTGGCGCTACATCAATGAGCTACGGGTCTGTCAGGACATCCTCTGGGAGAAGGGCTGGAAGGTCCGCACCGTGTACGTCTCGACCGCCGGCATCGGCCCCGCGAACGACGAGGAGCTAGACAGCATCGCCGAGATACGCGCCTCGCACTCCTTTGACCAGGAGTACATCTTTAAGCCGAACGCCCGTCAGCAAATTATGTCCGAAGGACGCATCCTCGCAAAGTCATGGAGGCTCTAACCCTCGAGACGGTGGCATGGGCCCGCAAGGTCGGCCTGTCCCCTGATCGCGTCGCCTTCCTGCTGGCCTGCCCGAAGTACACGGTCAGCAAAGGCCACCGCAAGTCGGACCGCGTCATCACTGACAACCCGAACCACCACCTGCAACGCCTGGGCGACTGCTACTGGTTTCGCCTGCGTCGTCGCGGCACTGACATCGTCGAAAACATCGGCCACGACCTCGAGACCGCCCGCAAGCGCCGTGACGAGATGCTTGCGGCCTTCGACTCCGGCCAGCCCATCCCTCACCTTAACCGCAAATGAGCATCATCCGCTGGATAGCCGCCGGGGACAATCACGGGCATCACGTCTGCAAAGAGACTGAAGAAGCCCTAGCCGTTCACATCGGACGCTGGAAACCGACGCTACGCATAGCCCTCGGAGACTGCTTCGATTTCGGGGCTTGGCGTAAAGGCGCCTCTACCGAAGACCAGGAGGAAGGCATCGAGGCCGACCTCAAGGCCGGCAATCACTTCATCCGCAAGGTGCTTAAGCCGACCATCTTCATGCAGGGCAATCACGACATCCGCGCAGAGGAACAGATGCTCTCCCGCAACGGTGACCGGGCAGACAACGCCCGCCGCGCCGTGCAGTCTTACACTGACTCGCTCCAGGCTATCGACTGCCGCGAGATCCACCGCTACTCGGTCAAGGGCAAGAGCTCGAAGGACGTCAACCGATTCCGCGTTGGCAAACTCACCGGCACGCACGGCTTTAAGTCTGGGGTCTCAGCTACCCGCGAGACAGCACGCACCCTAGGCCGCCCAGGGGATGTCGTCATTCACGGACACACGCACGACTTCGCACTCTGCACGATTGAGCACCTTGAGGCCAACATTGTCGGCGTCTCGGGGATGTGCCTAATGGACATCAATAAGGCCGATTATGCGCTGCGCCGCCTAGCCACGACCAAGTGGTGCAACGGCTGGCTTTTTGGAGTAATCGACGAGAAGAGCGGCGACTGCAAGGTCTGGACGGCTCACCGCTTTCAGGGAAAGTTTATCTGCTCGACCGCTTACGACTTAATCTGATGCGCGTCGCTGACTTCATCAAGGCCGTCGTCAAAGCAAAGCCTAAGCACGTCGAGCGTGCAAAACCCGCCGACCTCGCCGGCTGGATCAGAACCAAAGACCTGCTGCCCCTTATCGGCGTAACGACCTTAGCCGGCATTCGCACGCCCCTTGAACGCATCACCAAGGCTGGCTTCGCGGAGATGAAGCGCATCACGAAGACCAACCTAGCCTACCGCCTGTCGAAGAAGTTTAAGACCTGGGACGCAGCGCACACGGCCGCCATCGAGCTCGAGCGCTTTAAGGCTCCCGCCGGCTGGGTCACGCTCACGCAGTACGCCCGCAAGCAGCGCCGCACTGTTCGCGGCATCCAGTACCGCGTCGACGGCATGGACATCCCGACACGCGTCTACAAGACGCCCCGCCCTGTCCCGCACTACCGACGCACCGACCTCGACCGTCTCTTACGCAAAGCACCTTGACCTTGGGCACCCACGCCCACAAACCCCAACCCCTTCTTCCATGACTCCTCCGAACAACGTGCCGGCGGAACGCCACCTCCTCGGCGTCCTTCTCCGTGATGCGCTCCCTCT